GGTCATTGTAATCTTTAATTTCTCTGTTCTTAGTAGCTAATTTAGAATTAAATTGTGCCACTTGACCAGCTTTGCTTGCATATGCTGAAAGTTTCGATTGAAGTGTATTAAGACTTCCCATTAATTCAGCAAATTTAGCAGACTGACTTTCACCTGTTAAGATAAATTCAGGGTATTTGTTTTTTAAGATTTCTTGTGTTTTCAACTCTGCGTATATATCGAAGAAATTAAATGCTTCTAGATTAATAGCAGCAGCTGCAACACCCTTATTATATTTTTGTTGAAGTGAAGTTAAAGCATCTTTTTTGACAGCTGGAGATGCAATAATACTCAAATCGTGTTGACTCATATTTTTTACTGCATTGAAGTTTTCTTCTGAATAAAACACTGCCATTTCCTTAATTGCAGATTTTAATAGAACTTGTCTTTTCAAGCCTTTAAGTAATTTCTTACCTTGTTTAAGTGCATCATCTGCACTAGCTATCTCAACTAGCTTTTTACTTTTAGCTTGTAAATCTTTTAGAAATTTATCCATATTTACACACTCCTTATAGTCGTATTCACATATAATTAATTGTTCTACTTGTTCAAATCGAGAATCTGATTAATCAATGCTGAACGAGATTTGTTTTCTTGGAGCTTTTCAGTTCTTTCTCTAATATAATCAAATGCCTGGGTATTAACGCTTGCTAAATCGTCCATCTTATTTGCTTGTCCAATAATAGACTCAATTCTTCGTATATCTTCTGAAGATGAAACTGTTTTGACATTGCTTGTCGATGGCATAGGGCTTATTTTGAACTTTTTCTGTAAATTGGTTCCAAAGTGAAGCGCCCATCTGAAAATTAAATATGACATCAAGTTATCATCGTGTTCGCCTTCAGCATGTTCGATCTTACCATTTGGTTTCTTTTCTAGTGTTTGAATATCTTTATATAATCTTCTTGAAACGATTTTGTCATATTCATAATCAACGATTTCAGGAAGTACATCAAACATCTGGTTACGTGTTACTCTATTTGTCTCTACACCATAAACGATAGCTTTCGTATTTTTCTTAACAGTAAACCCATCTTTTTGAGTTTTTTCACCTTTTTTGACACGTTCTTCTCTATACATACGCGGTTCTATGATTCTATCTTTCATAAGATTATGAACGATATTTAGACCATAACTGTTGCGCTCTACAATTAGAATAGCGTTTCTAAACCAAGTGTGCATAAGCTCTTTTATTAGTTCTCTGAAGCTGTCTGTGTCAATAACATTACTTACAAACTCACCAACAACTCGGAAGTCATCAGGAGCAATGATTGTAATAACCGACCTGTCTCGGCTCAGACCACCTGCAACGTCACAACTTAGTATATAGTTTACTTTTAAGTCAGGTGTCTCAAAGAAATCAACTGCATAACCATTAACAAAGATAGATGTGACTGGATCCTTAAGGAACTCGAATATCTTGTCTAATTGTTTTTCGTCAAATACTGAGGTCTCAGTTGAACGAGGTCATTCAAGTAGTATCTCACGTTTAATTTTAGCCTCATTTCCTTGCATAAGCCTAAGCTGAGTTTTAAGTCACTTATCACTATGACCAAGTTCTTTATATGTAAATTCAACATGAAGGAAACTGTTTTCTGAATTCTTTTCAATATATTCCTCTAATTCTGGGTCTGTCATGTCAAAACACTCTAAACGCCATCTTGCAGCGTTATCAATGAATAGTTTTGCATATGCTCCTTGTTTTGTATCTACGTTATTTGGTGTTGTTGTAATAGTAATGCCATATGGAACACCGTTAGCCTTAGCATTCTTAGACGCTGCTGACCATGCAGGAAGGGCTGCTTCATATATAATATTATTTCTTGAGAGGAAGGCAAACTCATCAAAGTATATGTTAGAGGTTGTCATACCACGGCCAAGTTTATCAGCAGCTTCATCACTATTTGCAGCAGGCATTGCTTTTAATGTATTATTTCTATTAAATATAAGTTTTTCTTCAATGTTATCACGATCTTTATGATTTGCAACCATACCAACTAACCATTGAGGGAGTCTCTCTTTAAGGTCTTTAAATTTCTTTAATGCGTCTTTACTATCTTTAAATTCTTTATTTGAGTATATAATATTAGTATTGGTACCAGCAAATAATAGAATCCAACTGTCATAGGCAATCTCTCCAATTGTTTTACCATGCTGACGTGGAAGAATAGTAATCTGATTCTTATTTTTTGTTTTAATATATGTTAGAGACATATTTCCAAGATTTAGTTTATATGGAATACCGTCAATTTGACCATCAACAGGAATTCTTACAACTTCTCTTAAATAATACCATATATTAACTGTACACTCTTCAAATATTTCCAGTTTTTGTTTGTTTGTTAGATTCTTAGAATGAGGGTCCACTCCAACTAAACTCTCATTATGCAGCACTAGCATAAATTTGTTATTCTTTACATTACGCTTTCTTAGGTCTACTGAGGTTTTCAGAAAAGACCTATTACGTGTGCTTATATCATAAATCATAGATTTCACCTTCTTTTCTTCATATAATGATTTGTTTAAATTATTACGTGAATTATTAAACAATAAATTATATATGAAAGATTAGAAAGCTTAATTAAAAAGGAGGAAGTTTATATGGCAACTATCAATAAAATATATCCTCACGTTAACGTGACTACTCGTGCTTTAATCAGAACTGCACAAGTAATTGCTGACGATGGGGCTACAACACTATTCGTTCCTTTCTATGCGAAAAGAGGTTTGAGTAACGAAGTTCAAAAGATTTACAATCTAGACCAATTTATTTCTGAGTATGGTGAACCTGATTATGACTATCAAGGAAGAACTATTCTTAATATCTATAATTGGTTAAATGCCGGGGGAGCTATTTATGCTCTAAGACTAGTATCACCAGATGCAGATAAAGCATCTGCTACATCTGCTGTATTAGGTGGAGAGTCTATGACAGTAACAGCTAAACATCCTGGTGAATATTATAATGACATAAGCGTAAAAATTTTCAAAAGCGAATTTTCTACTGACACTGTTTATTATATGGATGTGGAAATTCTTTCTGGAGAAAGAGTTATCCAAACTATTTATAGACTAAAACATGATACATTCCTAGAAATTCTTAATAAAACAAAATTTGTAGATGTAACATTTACTGGTACTACAGAAGCTGAGTTTAAAGCATTCCTAGATGCAGTTAGTGAAAATACTGGCGCTGTCGAAGAAATAAGCTTAACAGCAGGGTCTGATGGAACATTTACCTTTGAACAATCATTACAAAGATTTTTAGGTTCTGTTACTGAAGAATTATCTATTTCTGCTTTTGAGTTTACCCCTGGTACTGGTACTACTGTTACCTTTACAGGACTATCTCTGACTAATTTAAACTGGGCGGTTAACGATACTATTTCAATTAGTAATGGTACAGAAAGTTATACAACAACAGTTTCAGCAATTGACACAGGTGCTGGAACGTTAACAGTGAACGTAGATGCAGAAAACCCATTCGACACAGCTGCAGATGATTATACAATTCAATTTTCGTTTTCTGCAAGTGACTATGTTTCTATATCTAAAGTGCTAGAAAGCAAGTTAGAGTTACCAATCGATGTTATAATGGACCCAGGTTATTCATTAGCATCAAAAGAATTATTAAAAGAGTTCTCATTAGTAAGAGATGATATTTTCTTCTATTTCTCTGCAATTGATTTCTCAACTAGCGAAATTGGTGTCTTAAGACAATTTGATACACCTATCAGCAAAATTAATCAAGCATACTATACTCAAAAACTTTCAGTTGAAGATGTAATTTCTGGTAAGAATCTTTGGGTTGCACCAACTTACTTCTTATCAAGATTACTTCCAAACAATGACAGAATTTATGGTATGCAATGGCCAACTGCTGGTTTGAGTCGTGGAGTCCTTGTTGGAGTTCAAGGAATTAATGAAAATCCAACATCAGATGCTAAGACAACTTATTATAAAGAAAGAACTAACTATATTGAAAAAGATTCTCGTGGTTATAAATTCATGTCACAGTTAACTGGTGAGCCTGAAAATACTGCGTTAAGATTTATCAATAATGTTCGTGTAACAAATAAAATGATTAGAGATCTTGAGAACTTAGGAAGAGAATACTTATTTGAATTTAATGATGCAACAACTCTTTCAAACATGAGAGCTGCTCTTAACAGATATGTAACAGAATGGGTTCAAAATAGAACGTTAAGCTTTGCTGACGTTACTGTAGAACCAGATGAGTTCTCAGATGAGAGAGTAAATGTAACACTAACAATTAGATTCACTGGTACAATTGAAGTTATCTCAATTGATATCACAATCGAGTAAGAAAGGAGAAGAGATAGATTATGGCTGTTAAAAAAACAATCCTTAACGACTTAGAGACGATTAAGGGCGCGAATAGTACATTCTTTACAGGTGTTGATGATCTAATTAATCTTAATTTCGATCCGATTGTAACAGGTTATGCCTATATTTATTGGGTGCAACTTCCAAGTTGGTTTGATAAAGATCCAGATCTAAAATACTTTAAACAAATGACTCAAAAGAATTTCCGTAGTTTCCAAGGTTTAACTGAAATCACATTAAATACTGCTCAACATCAAACTGGATTTGGTGGCGCTGAATTTGATGTGGCTACAGGTATTACTAAAGGTAACACTGAATTCACTCTTGCTCATAAAGAGTATTCAGGCGGAATTATCCGTAAGATGTATCAAAAATGGGTATCTTATATTAGAGACCCAAGAACTGGTACTGCGATTTATCCAAAATTATTTGGTGTAGATTATGGTGCAAGAAATCATACTGGACAGATTTTGTACATAGTTGTTCGTCCTGATGCTACAAATACTAGTAAAGATATCGTAGAATTTGCTGCTTTCTACTCAAACGTTATGCCAACTTCAATTCCAATTGGAGAACTTAACTTTGAATTAGGAACTCAAGATTCGCCAATCCTTTCAATTCCATTCCGCGGATTTATGGAAATTGGACCCGATGTCGAAGAATATGCTAAAAGAATTCTTAGAGATGAAATCCTTAAAGTATCTGATGGCGGAGATGGTTTACCATTCCTTGACTCTTATGGATCAGATAGTGAAGTCACTTCATTACTAAATTCTGGATTGATCAAAGACATCTACGGAACAGATGAGTAAACTAAGTAAAAGATAAACCTTATGGTTTATCTTTTTTACTTTTATTTTTATAACAAATATTTATATAATAACTGACCGGAGGAATCTTTATGAAAAAATATTATCTTTATAAACAT